GTAGTACAGACAATAGGAGATGGTCTTACAATTATGTCGAACTTAGAACTGAAACATACTTATAGAAAGGTACCAGGAATAATAGATACTATGGCATATCAATCGACATTACAAATAACAAAAAGAAATAAAGATAAAGAACCGTTAGATTTAGAAAAAATGCACAAAGTTGTATTTTTTGCTTGTGATGGTTTGTCCAACGTAAGTGCTAGTCAAGTAGAAATTAACAGTCATCTAAGTTTTTTCGATGGCATGACTAGTTCAGAAATCCAAGAAACATTAATTAAAAGTGCCGCTGATTTGATCAGTGAAGCAACGCCCAATTATCAATATGTAGGTGGGCGATTAATATCGTACCATTTAAGAAAAATGGTTTACAGAGATTTTGAACCGTGGCACGTTCTTAAGTTAGTTAAAGAAAATGTTCGCGACGGTTATTATGATAAAGAATTATTAGAAACGTATTCAGAAGATGAATGGAACAAAATTAATAATATGATTGTTCATTCACGTGATGAGAATTTAACTTATGCCGCGATGGAGCAGTTTAGAGGAAAGTATCTAGTACAAAATAGAGTTACAGGTGAATTAAGAGAAACACCACAAATGACTTATATTTTAATAGCGGCAACATTGTTTAGTCATTACCCTAAAGAAACAAGATTAAGATGGGTTAAAGATTATTATGATGCTATTAGTAATTTTGATTTAAGTTTACCTACGCCAGTAATGGCTGGGGTCAGAACGCCACAACGACAATTTAGTAGTTGTGTTCTTATTGAAACAGGTGACAGTTTGGATTCGATTAATGCTACAACAAGTTCAATTGTTAAGTACGTTAGTCAAAAAGCAGGCATAGGGATTGGCGCAGGTTCTATTCGTGCTTTAGGTTCACCTATTAGAAAGGGCGATGCTTATCATACAGGTGTCGTCCCTTTTTATAAAATGTTTCAGGCCGCAACTAGGAGTTGTAGTCAAGGGGGAGTAAGAAATGGCGCCGCCACTCTTTACTATCCTATTTGGCATTTAGAAATTGAAGATTTATTAGTTTTAAAAAATAACAAAGGCACAGAAGATAATCGTGTAAGACACATGGATTATGGAGTACAGTTTAATAAGTTAATGTATGAAAGGCTAATTGCCGGAAAAGATATTACTTTATTCAGCCCACATGATGTACCGGGCCTGTATGAATCTTTTTTTGCTGACCAAGACAAGTTTAAAGAGCTTTATGAAAAAGCAGAAAGGTCAACTAAAATTCGTAAGAAGTCTATTCCCGCTTCTAAATTATTTGCGGCGTTTATGGAAGAACGTAAAAACACAGGTAGAATTTACTTAATGAATGTAGACAATGCTAACGATCACGGAGCATTTAAAACTGATGTAGCACCTATTAGGCAAAGTAACTTATGTTGCGAAATTGATTTACCTACTAAACCACTAAATGATTTTAGTGATGAGGAAGGTGAAATTGCTTTATGTACTCTTTCCGCAATTAATTGGGGCAATATAAAAGATCCTAGAGATTTTCAAATGCCTTGCGAATTAGCAGTAAGAGGATTAGATGCTTTATTAGATTATCAAAATTATCCTGTTAAAGCGGCCGAAAATGCCACAATGAAAAGACGCCCACTTGGTGTTGGTATCATTAATCTTGCTTATTGGATGGCTAAACATGATATGACATATAGTGAACCTAATTTAGAAATGATAGATAGATGGGCAGAAGCATGGAGTTATTATTTAATTAAGGCAAGTGCTGATCTGGCCACTGAACAAGGAACCTGCCCCGGAGCAGTTGAAACAAAGTATGGCGATGGAATTTTGCCTATTGACACATACAAAAAAGATGTTGACGAACTAGTTCCACACAAAGAACGTATGGCGTGGACAAGTTTAAGAAAGCAACTTAAAGAAACCGGTATTAAAAACTCAACACTAATGGCTCTAATGCCAGCAGAAACGTCTGCTCAAATTTCTAATTCAACGAATGGTATTGAACCACCTAGAAGTTTAGTAAGTGTAAAACAAAGTAAGCACGGTATATTAAAACAAGTTGTACCCGGGATACATCAGTTAAAAAACAAGTATGAATTGCTTTGGAATCAAAAGTCGCCGGAAGGTTATATTAAAATCATGGCAATATTACAAAAGTATATTGACCAAGGTATTAGTGTTAATACAAGTTATAATCCTGTTGATTATGAAGATGAAAAAATACCAATGAGTACTATGCTCGGTCATCTTTTGACATTTTATAAGTACGGTGGCAAACAACTTTATTACTTTAATACATATGATGGCGCCGGCGAAATCGAAATTAAAGAAATAGTAAGTCAAGCGGAGGAAGTAATAGTAGGTAGCAGTAATGCTGAATACGATGAAGATTGTGAATCTTGTACTATTTAAATAAGTACATATTCACACGGTAGAAACAACAATCAAGGAACTATAGAGTGAAAACAGTATTTCAGACTGATAAGAAAAAGAACCATGTAAAAAGCAACGCTTTTTTAGACCCGGATGGTGGCGTAGCAATACAACGATACGATACAATGAAGTATCGACAATTTGATAAACTAACAGATAAGCAATTAGGATTCTTCTGGAGACCAGAAGAGGTTGATGTTATCAAAGATTCAGCTGATTTTAAAGAATTAACTGAATGGGAACAGCATATCTTTACATCAAATTTAAAACGTCAAATACTGTTAGACTCTGTACAAGGTAGAGCACCAGCTGAAGCCTTTGGTCCTATCGTAAGTTTGCCAGAATTGGAAAACTGGATTACTACTTGGACATTTAGTGAAACAATTCACTCAAGAAGTTACACACACATAATTCGTAATATCTATAGTAACCCAAGTCTTATTTTTGATGAGATGCTAGACATTCAAGAAATTGTTGATTGTGCTGATAGTATTACTGGAGCATATGATGAATTAATTTATAGGTCAAAATTATATGAATTATTTGGGGAAGGCACACATACTATTAACGGCAAGAAAGAAAAAGTTGATTTGTATGAACTCAAGAAGCTAATATGGTTGTGCTTAATGAGTGTAAATATATTAGAAGGCGTTCGTTTTTATGTTTCGTTTGCTTGTAGTTGGGCATTTGCTGAACTAAAGAAAATGGAAGGTAATGCTAAGATTATTAAGTTTATTGCTAGAGATGAGAATGTTCATTTAGCAAGTACACAAACACTTTTAAAGTTATTACCAAATGACGATAACGACTTCAAGAAGATAGCCAAAGAAACAGAACAACAATGTATTGATATGTTTATGGATGCTGTTAAACAAGAAAAGGATTGGGCAGATTATTTGTTCAGAGATGGTTCGATGATTGGATTGAATTCTCAACTGTTACATCAGTATGTTGATTGGATTGCTCATAAAAGACTTCAAGCTGTGGGTTTGTCAAGTCCGATTAAAACTTTCGCATCTAATCCTCTACCATGGACAGAAAAATGGATAGCAGGTGGTGATGTTCAAGTAGCACCACAAGAAACAGAAATAAGTTCTTATATAATAGGCGGAACAATACAAGATGTTAAAGAAGATACTTTTAGTGGCTTCAAATTGTAAAGGAAATAAATGATAACAATATACACGAAAACTGTTTGTCCTTATTGTGTAAAAGCAAAAAACTTTTTAGACATGAAAGGAATAGAATACGAAACAGTTAATATAGAAGAAGATAGAGAAGGCAGAAATTTTTTAGTTGAAGGTGGATATAGAGCAGTCCCTCAACTATTTGTCGGGAAAACTCTTTTAGTCGAAGGCGGTGCCAACGAACTAGTAAGACTATCCAAAGAAGAAATTCAAGCAAAAATAGATAAAATCAATTCAGGAGAAGATAATGCTAGTGAAGAGCCCATTCAAAGCGAATGATATAATTTGTTTTAGAATAACAACTGGTGAAGAAATTGTAGCCAAGTTGAAAATAGAAGATGTTAATACACTAACAGTTACTAAACCATTAGCATTAGTTAATGGCCCAAAAGGTGTTGTAATGGTTCCAGCAATGGTAACTGTTGAAGCCGGTAATGATATAGTTTATAACAAGACAGCAATAATTTCAAGTAGTAAACCAAGTAAAGCAGTTGAAGGTAGCTATGTTGAAAGTACTAGTGGTCTTGTAATGGCAACAGCCAAAGACGCTTCGAAGTTAAAAACAAACTAATAATAAATTGTCAAACTTAACCGTAAACTCGTGGGATGAATTTCAGCCATTAAAAACTGTAATGGTAGGGTCAGTCTTTGAGGATAGTTTCTTAGATGGAATTAAGAATACAACTATTAAAAACGGATTAAGTAAAATACTTCGTGAAACAAGAGAAGATATTGAACACTTTAAGCAAACATTAATAAGTCACGGAATTGATGTTATACAACTTACTCCAAAAGAACTAGGTTACCAAGATAACATTTTAGATTATACAAATTGGCAAACAGGCGAAATAGGTGTTAGTAGCCCTATAAAAGATTTCCCAGAAGCAAGTAACTTTGGTGTAAACCATCGTAATATACGTTTATCGCGTGAT